GGAGCTAAGATAAATTATTTTGATTATAAAGTAGTAAGAGAATAGTCATGGCGCAAAAACAATACAAGCTAAAAGCCCTTAGCGTACATATAGGCAACCGTCTCTTTAAGAAAGAGGAAGGTATTATATTCGATACGGTAAAATTTCCAAAAGACGAAGTTGAAGCTGCTTTTGCAGGTGGATTCTTAGAGGAAGTAAAAGGTAAATCGAATACTGGTTCTGATGAAGCAAAAGCGAAAGCGAAAGCAGAAGCGGAAGCGAAGGCTAAAAAAGAAGCCGAAGAAAAAGAAATTGCTTTGAAAGCAGAAGAAGAAAAAGCGAAAGCAGAAGCGGAAGCGAAGGCTGCCGCTACAAATAAAAAATAGTTTTTTGTCATGGGTGTTTTTGAATTGGGTAGAGTAGCGAGTAAGAGGTTCTCACAGCAGATACCTCTTACTTTCTATAGAACACTAAATGTAGATGAGGTTGAAGTCATGGGGATGGCGACAAGACATCATTTAGGAATCGACCCTGATACAAGAACGCTTGTAAACTCAAGAAACACTCAATGCACCGTAAGTGAGGAGTTACTTACGGAACAAGGATTTGAAACAAGGAACGCTTCGGGAGATGTAAGCATGTTGAATGTTTATGTTCGTTATAATGACGGTACAGGATCAGAAAGAACATACAAAATCTCTCAAGTATATCCCGATGATACAATAGGCTTAATAGTTTGTGTATTAGAAAGTTTAAGAATTTAATATGGCTGCAAAAATTGATTATATAATACCTTCACAAAGGTTTGAACTCTTTAGGGACACTATAGGGTTAATTATAGCTCAAGAATTTGAAAAGCAAAAATCTTTAACTTCCGATACCGATTTTGATGCAGGTGTTTGGGTTGAAAGGACTATATCGTTTGACGCAGCAGTAGAATTGCCTGCTGTAAATGTTTCTTATAAGGAGACGGTTTATAGCACACAAGATGCTAAGTCAAAGTTCGGTGATAATTTATTTACAATAGAGGTAACATCGAAAGGATATAGCACAGCAACAACAAGGGCTGATTTAAACGCGATAAAAACGCTTCACAAATTATTAGGTAAAATCTCTTACATATTTTCGTCAGCAGAATACACTTATTTAGGGTTACCATTAGGTGTTGTAATGCAGAGAATGGTAAGAGAAATAAAAATTTATCCTCCTGATCCGGTGTATAATCCTATTCATTCAGGCGATGAACTATCAACAGTATCAGGAAGAATAGTTTTAAGCATAAAAGCGGCAGAGGAGGTTGGAGATATGGAAGGCATATTAATAACAGACATATTTACAACAATGACAATAGACGAAACAGATAAAGGTTGCAAAATAAACATACTAAATACATAAAGAAATGGCAATAAGTACGGCACTATCACCATCGTTGAAAACAAGAGCAGTTGGGTATCAGATACTTGACAAAACATTTTCATCAAGAACAACAAGTTTACCAATGCGCGTTGCTTTACTTGGAGAACCAAATACAGCAAACGTAGCAACATTAGACACAGCACCATTTTCTCCACTAAACGCAAAAGAGGTTGGAGATAAATATGGTTACGGTTCTCCATTATACCAAATGGCTCGAATTTTACTTCCAATTTACGGTGGTGGTCTCGGGTCTGTTCCATTGGTAATATACCCACAAACGCCTGATGTTTCTGCTACGGAAACCGAAATAGTTTTAGGAATTACAGTTGCAACAACTGTTTCTAAAACAATGACTCATTCGTTAAAAATAAACGGACGAGACAACATTGATGGAAAAAGATTTGATTACACTGTAACAGTTGGTGATAACACCGCTGCTGTTGTTGCTGCGGTAACGGACTGTATCAACAATGTTCTCGCTGCTCCATGTAGCGCTGTAGCAGGAACAGGAGAGGTTACTGTTACATCAAAATGGAAGGGTTTGACTTCTGCCGCTTTGGATATTGAATTTATCACATACGGAGATAGTGCAGGTATAGTTTACGCTGAAACTTCACGTACTGATGGAACAACAACTCCTTCGATTACTGACGCAATTACCGCTTTTGGTAACGAGTGGAATACGATTGTTATAAATCCTTATAGCGTATCAACCGTTCTTACAGAGCTTGAAACAGCAAACGGAACTCCTGAATCTATATCAGGAAAATACACAACAACTGTATTTAAACCTTTCGTTGCTCTTTTTGGATCAACAGAAGACGACAAAGACGACCTGGTTACTATAACCAACGCTGCTGCTCGAAAAACTCAAGTAACAAATGTTTTATGCCCTGCGCCATTATCGAAAGGTTTTGATTTTGAAGCTGCTGCAAATATGTGTGCTTTAGCTGCTGTTGTAGCAAATGACGCTCCACACTTAGGTGTTGGTGGGCGTTCTTACCCTGATATGCCAATACCTTCTGATGGTGTTATTGGTGATATGGCTGATATTAACGCAAGAAACTTCTGTGTTCAACGTGGTTGTTCTACAGTTTTACTTGAAAACGATAAATATACAGTTCAAGATTTAGTAACTACATACGCGCCGGATGGAGAGGCTAATCCTAAATTCCAATTCGTGAGAGATATTATTGTTGATTGGAACATTGGTTACAATTGGAAAATCATAATGATACGTGACATTCAAGACAAAGCATTGGTATCTGATTCAACGCCAAGACGAGTTGATGGAACTATTGCTCCAAAACAAGTAAAAGCATTACTTATTGGACTTATTAAAGAGTCTGAGGCAAACGCTCTTATTAACGATGCTCAATTTAGTATTGATTCGATACAAATAGGAATTAATGAGTCTACACCAACGCGTTTGGATGTTGCGTTTAAATACAAAAGAACATCAACTGCAAATCAGGTTTCTACGGATGCTGCTGTTGATTTTAGTTATAACTTATAATAATAAAGACATGGCATACACAGGTTCAGGGGTTTTAGAGGTGACATACAATAACCCACAAATAGGACAAGGAACTCTTTTCTGCAAAGACGGAGAAGGTTATACGATAGATTTAGGTGGAAAACGGTCTGCTGATGATACTGCAATGGTAACTACAAGCGGAACGCGTATCAACCAAATGTCAGTTGTTTGCTCAAAATTTGAACTTCCTCCGATTGCGTGGGATAAAACAGTAAAAGATGAGCTTGCGATTTTAAAGAAACTTGCAGGTGCAATGGTTGGAACAACATGGACTGTTACTTGTATTGATGGAGCAATTTATCAAATGCAAAACGGTTATCCGACAGGAGACATTGCAGGAGAAGGTTACGATGGAACTATTCCATTAACGCTTGTTGGAGATGCTGACGCTGAAAGAATATCATAGAAATAATACTCTCCTGATTGATTTCAGGAGAGATTTTTATAACCAAAAAAAAACAAGAACATGATTACAGTTACACGAGAAGTTGCAGAAAAGGATATCGAGAAATTCGCAACTGCATTTAGGTTAGACCCTATTAAAAGAAAAAAACTTTTTTCTAAAAATGAAGAAGGGAATACAATTATTGATCCTGCAATAGAACTTATCGAAGCAGGTATGGTTTGTGTTGAAGAAGATGGTTCAATAACGTATTCTTTATTAGAGCCTATTGTTTCTGATAGCGGAAATGTGGTTTTAGAAAAGGTTTCGTTAAAGCCAAAAAGAATAAGGCTGTCTGAGGCTCAATCGCTTGAAAAGTTGGATTCTGATTTTGATAGAATGTTGAAGATTTTAAATATTCTTTCAGGAACAGAAATGTCGATAATGAAAAAAATGTCAATGGACGATGTAAATTATCTTTCATCCTTGACGCTCGTTTTTATGTAGGCATAGCAAGTATATATTACTCCGATGCTGTGCGTACTATTGCGAGACAATACCATTGGACTCCATACGAAATAAGCGAGCTTTATTTAGACGACTTAGACATGTATGGAGTCTTTTTTTGGGAAAACGATGTTAAGGAGTACGAGAAAGAGTTATTGAAAAACACAAAAAGAGGCAAGTAATGGCAACCCAATATACGATAAATACAAAGTTCGCAGCCGTAGATGGGATGACTGCTGTTCTTGGGAGAATGCAAGCTAAAGTTGCAGGATTCAGAAAAAGCATATCATCAATGCAAGCTACTACAGGAAGTATGCTTCGCGGAATGGGTGATGCTCAAATCATGAGAGGTTTAAGTCTTGGTGCTGTAGGTCTTGGTGCTGTAGGTAGGTCTGCTGTTAAAACTGCTGCTGAGTTTGAGGCGATAAAAACTGCAATAAAATTCGTTTCAGGAGACGCTGTGAATGCTGAAAAGAACTTAGCGTATCTTGATTCAACTGTGAAAGATTTAAAGATTGATTATTCTGTAACCGCTGAATCATTTAAGAGGTTTCTCGGTGCAATGAAAGCGACTGATATTGCAGCAGAACAACAACGAGATATGTTTACTCAAATGTCTACCGTTACGCGTGTGTTAGGTATGTCAGGAGAGCAAACGGAACGTGTTTTTTATGCGTTGGGAGAAATGTTTTCAAAAGGCTCTGTGATGAGTCAAGAGTTAAAATTGCAGTTAGGTAACGCGCTTCCAGGAGCCGTAGCATTGTTTGCAAAATCTATGGGAAAAACAGTTCCGCAGATGATGGATATGATGCAAAAGGGTGCAGTAAATTCAGAAAAATACGTTGCAGGTTTTACAAAATTTGTTTACGAAGAGTATAAAGACGGTTTACCTGACGCCCTGCAAACAATGACTGCTAACTTAACTATGCTTGGAAACAATTGGAAGTTTACTTTAGAAAAAATAGGTCTTGCAATGAATGAAGCAGGTCTTATTGATATGCTAAATAAAGTAATGGAAGGTATTCAGGGGTGGGTTTCTGCAAATCAAGATTTAATCCGTAGCGGTTTTCAAAGTTTTCTTCAAACAATGGAGTCTACATTTAGGTGGATATATAATAATTGGGACGGTATT